AGTCTTCCTGTATTAATAAAACTAGAAAATCTTTCTTTATCAATTCCTCTTCTGTGGTCTAATCTCAAGTCGATAGTTTCTTCTCGTGATTGCCACAAAACATCCCAATCAATACCATACCATCCATCCTTCTCACACTGCATAATTTCTTCTGCCTGTCTATCAAGATAGTATCCAAGATAACGACCATGATGTGCTCTAAAGATCTTCTTAAAAGAACACAAACAAGTTTCCATGGTAAAGTAATCTATCTGATCAATTAGTTCTGGAAATCTCGCTTTCGTCTCGCAAAGAATCTCGTACGCTTGTGCTTCAAGGTTGCTATAATGTCCTCCAGTGAGTTTTCTATCCACAAAGTCTTCCTGTCCAACGGCATAAAGCAATCCATTACGATGAGAGCGAGAGCCATCATAATCATCCAACATGAGAGAAGTAGGATTGATATGGACACCAGCAGTATGCTTAAGATGCTGAAGATAAAACCAAGTGGAATAACGACCAAACTTATGCAACCCAGACTTAATGCCTGTCCACAGGTTATTAAAGTTCTCTTCTTCATTGCGTCCATAATATTCTTCTAACCTTTCTCTCTGTGTTTTGTCTCCCACAAATTGTTGGTAAGAAGCGAACATGGTAGGGAGGTGTCCTTTGTTCCACTTTGTATCTGTTTGGTATCTTAATCGTTTATAGTTTGTAGTGTTCCATTGTGTCATACGATCTACAGTGGCTAACTCAAAGTCTGGAAACTCGTTCATAAGAATCCATGCAGTTGGAAGATAGTATGTATTACCATACAACCAACACAACCACAACTTCTGCTCATCATTATGTTCATAACGATTGTTCAGATAGTTTGTTGCCCATACAGCAGGATCGCAGTCATCATACTTCAACGACCAAGCATACCAGCGAATGAATGCTTCCTTACGATTTTCTTGCAAACGATAATCCATTATACTAAAAATTCTTCTAAAGAGGGTTGTTCCATTAGTGCTTCTCTTAACCATGCCTTACCCACTGCATCAATTGCTGCTTGGCTTTTTGCTTTCTTTTTCTCACCCCACTTGTAGGATTCTAATCCCTCTAATCGAAATTGTTCTCTTGCTTTGTATGGTGGTAGTGCTTGAAGTGGATTCACAATAGCATAATCTCGATAAGCAATCTGTTCTGCTCTTGTTGGGAATAATGGTTGATCAGAGCGAAGTGAACCTGTTGGATCTACTGCCCACCAAATCAAACCATTCTTATAGTGCCATGTAACAGATGATGGTGTGCAGGACATTTTCAATCGAGTCATCTTTCTTTCTTTGACTGCATAATCAATCCATGCATCCCAACACTTGGATGCATATCCTTTACCTTCATGTCCTTCAATTGTAACGATTTCGTATAGATTTGAGTAGTTGTCACGATTGAATGTGGCAAAGATAAGAGATACAACTTCACCATTTACTTCATATGTCATCGGTGGTGCTTTGTCATAATTATGAAAGCGATACCACAATGAGTGTGCAGCCGATAAGAACTTGGTGTTCTTACCAGCTGGACTGTTTTTAATTAGTTCTTCTACTCTTGTAGAATTAACAAAGTTCATAGTGTTGGAAATCCACTGCGTCAGCTATCGTTTCTTTTTCAACCATCATAGCCAATGCATCATCAAAAGTTATATAAGTGTTCAAAGGTAACTCAGTTGTAAATCCTTCAATACCTGCTCGTGCAGGAATATTTTCAGTAGAGGTAATTATACATCCATTGTTGAAAGTTGTCAAATATAATGGACGCTTGCCATTGCGATATGCACGAATAACTCTATCAACATGCAACTCGCAAACTGCAAGACTAGAATCTTTCCAACGAACTAACGGAGAGATGCAATTTTCTGCTGTGTGTAGGATTAATTCTGTATCGTTTTTAGTTTCACAATCATAACCATACAACTCTTTCCATTTCTCTGGTAGTTCTTGAGTAATAACACCATTGTGAACTACTGAGAGATTATCATTAGCAATTGGCTGATTATACTCAAGATCGCTAGTGCTATAACGGCAGTGCCCAATAAGGTATAGATTTCCATCTTCATTGACATACGCTGGCAAATCAAAAGGAAAATTATTAGCTGGCACTGGGTGTTTCTCAGTATGGATTTTACCATGCTTAACATATGAGATTCCTGTAGCATGCATTCCACGAATCTTAGACTCATGGAATACACGAAGTAGATTTTCAAAATCCTTTGTTGAAGGATTCTGAATGATTGTTCCAATTACGGCACACATTATCCGAAGAACTCCTCGAGTGCATTAACAGTTGTAGTCTTTGGTGGATGATACTTGTTCAATACTTCTGTACCTAGTTTTGATTCTAGATAATCAAACCATTCTTTAGAATCCCACATTGATGGTGATACACCATTCCACAATGGTCGTTGTTCTGGATGTTCTTTATTAAGTCTGCGAGATTCAACAAAGTCAAAACGACAATCTTCATACTCTTTAGATCCTAACTCAAGCATCTTCTCACGGAAGTACACAACCAATGAAATTCTCTCTGCCACATCATCAAGCAATTCAATCTGAGTATTACCATGCATTACTTCATGATTGTTAATCAAAAGTAGATCTCCAGGTCTGGGATTTACTGCGACACGATACTCTGGTGCAACAAGATGGCAACCACGATAATTACCATTGTTTGATAATGTCAGTAGATTTGATAGACCAGAAGTTAGGTCACCTGCATCAAAGTGACACGCAGTTCTAAAAGATCTATTCACAGTGACAGTAGTGAATGGAGTTTCTGGAACTAAGAAACGAGGATCCATTTTATTTGCTGCTTCCATCTGATTACCATATCTCCATGGCAACAGATCTTTAAAACCCTGTGCAAGTTGCTGTAGGAATGGATACGCCATAGCAAATTTGTCTGGATGATTCGCAGTATAAGATGTTGCACGACCATAAGGAATGCGAGGATAACGATCGAACCATCCAGCAATACCAGAGAACACACCATTGGCATAGGTTGTTGCACAGATATATTTCTCAGCAACTCGTTTTGCTTCTGCACGCATTTCATTCTCAGAAAGTTTTCTTGTTGCTTCAACCCAGTCTTCAAAGACGAAGTTGTCTTTCTTTACAGTAGAAATACCCCAAACATTATTACGATTAGACGGAGATGGCTTCTTGTTCTTATGTGCCTGACGAATTGCTTCAATTGGATCTTCACCAAATAGATTGGCTTTGGGATTACTGAAGTAATCAACGATGTCATATTCATACTCAGTGACCCATTCACGATTACCTAACTTCTCTGCTCTTGGTCCAGCTGCAAGTCCACGATTCTGCGTCTCAGTTGCAGCTTCACGAAGTCCAATGTATGCTTGGTCTTGTTGTTCTTTTGTAAAATAATTCTTACGAAACTTCAGAACAATCCTCTCTTCAGAGAATGTCATCTCTGGATGTCCTGGAATCTCTGGCATGTATACATCTGTATCTTCCTCGATAAGATGATCATAATGCGACTCATCAGGGAACTGTCCCAACATATGAGTCATATCATGTTTCTGTTTTGCTACAATAACTTTTACCATATCTTTCTCCTAAAACTTAAATCCCTCGAATGATTCTGCTTTTTGTCTGCGACCAAAACTACTCTTATCAAACACTGGCTCATCATCTTGACCAGAGTCACTTATATTAACTTGAGCAGATGCTTCTGTGTCATACAATTTCATCTTTGCTCTATCAATTCCAATCACAAATCGTTTGTAAAAACTAGGATCGTTGTAACGATTCTTTAATTGTTTTACAAGGATTTGATTTAACGCTTCTAATTCTTCATTGCTGACCAAAGCAAACATGAAGTCAGCGGTCGCTGGCAAACCAAATGATTCACTCGTATCTTCTAGTCCTGGATCTGAATTTGTATACCCAGAACGAGTTGTTTGAGTTGCTGAAACGATTGGCACATTATACTCTACTGCCAAACCTCTCAACTCTTCTGCGATTGCCTTAATATATGTATAAGAGTTAATACTTCCACCTTGCTTCATTCGCTGACTCGCACAGATGTTAAGATAATCAATGAAGATTATATCAGGTCTAAAGTCTCGTTTCAGTTTTAATTCTTCCAGCAATGCACGAAAGTGCCCAGAGTGAGCACTTGCAGTTGGATATTCTTTGACAATTAGTTTACCTTTAGTCTTACTTGTAATCTTTGCGATACGAGATTCAAAGATATCCTTATCAATAACTTTCAATTCATCCATGGTAAGGTTCAAGAGATTCGCATCAATCCTCTCAGCGATTCTTTCTTCTGCCATTTCCATAGTTATGTATAAAACATTTTTACCTTGTGTCAAACAACCAGCACTCATGTGACACATGAACAATGACTTACCAACACCAGTGCCAGCAAGTGCGATGTTTAAGGTTTTCTTTGAGAGTCCACCTTTGGTGATTTTGTTGAACATGTCAAGGTCGAAAGGAATTTTCTCTTCAACCCTGTGATAAAAATCAAACCTCGAAAGGTGGTCATCCAGATAGTCATGACCGATGTGATTATCAAAAGAAACAGCGAGTGCATCGCTAAGGATGCTAGGTATCGCATCTTTAGTATGAATTTTGTCTCGCCCATCGATGATACTAATTGAATTAAGGATCGCATTATAAACCGCTCTATCTTTACAAAACTTCTCAGTGTTTTCTAGCATCCAGTCTTCATTAACTGGCTCATGATTTAAACTACCGATATAATCGGCAAGTTCAACTAACTCTTTGTCATTAAGATCTTTTCTATTTCCAACTTCAATAGATAGAATTTCTTTTGTTGCAGGTTTGTTGTATTTTGTGAAGAAGGAAACAATCTCACTTGTAAGGATTGCTT